GCAACCGGCATAAGTCCCGCCACAACTTGTGCGAGGTCGGTCAATTTGATAGGATTTACGTTACCGCTTGCGTCAACCACAGGTATCATCTGATCGCCTGTCGCGGTTGTTATTTTTTGCAAGTCACTTAGTTTTTTTATCTGTTTTGTTGCCATAATATTATGTATTAAAATTATTATTCTTCTGTTACTAGCCCTGTCATCACATACCATGCACCAGCCATTGCTTTTATTCGTATGACTTCATTAGGAGTAGGTTTAACGCGGGTGTCTGATGCAACTATAGGAAGTTTAACAGGTATGATATTGTCATCGATAAGTCTTGCTACAGTGTTGTAATAAATCTTTTGCGAATTAACAGCAGCTATGTATAATGTGCCAAGTCCATTATTTGTTAGAGCTATTTGATAAAAGTTAAGCTCAAGGCCCTCATAAGCAACGGCATCAGGCAAATAGACGAACTTGGTATGCGTAAAGGCTATATTTGCAAAGTAGGTATTGGCCGGAGCATTAACCGGGTCAATGTTGTAAGTAGATGATCCCGGATTCTGTTCTGACAGCATAAGCACGGAGCTATACATAAGGTTTGCCTTAATTATGCCAGATACATTGACATTTTCAAATGTGCCAGTCTTACAAGTAACGTTACCAGCTTTGGCGAAGAATACCAGTTCTCCGTCTGAATTCTTCATCTCGATAGCTTCAGCACCGAGATTTTTTATACATGTGTATTTCGCCAAAATTACCATAGCTGCCACCATCGCGACTTTATCGCTAAGAGTCCACAGACCCTGGCCATTATCAATAGTACTAGTAGGAGGGTTACGAGAGGTCTTCGTATGAGATTTAGTACACAGGAAGCAATTATCCTTATAAAGTACAGTGTCAACATAAGGTTCGCCATCCGCTCCGCAATAAAATTTATAACCGACATCTAGATCTGTCCAATTTTGCGGACCACGCAACAATGCGCCACGTTCGCCCTTGTCTCCATTTAATCCGTCAACAATGGTAGTAATATGTATTGTTTTCGAATATATTATGCCTTTGTACGAGACATTCAGAGTGATGACGCCGTTGACTTCGGTCTGCGAAGCAATATTTACGTCAAGACCGTGTGTATAGTCATCAACGTAACCTCCGGCTATCTGTATGCTGTCCGGCGCATTAGCGTATGTCACCTCATAATCTGAGGCCAGAATTTTATTTGCGCCGTCCAGGAGGTTTATGTCTATCTGGTAATTTGCCAAATAGGGACTCTTATGGTGCACAATATTGTCCTGTGACAACATAACGGATATAGCGTTCTGTCCGCTTCGGATGAACCTTACTGATGTGGTATGTACTGTTGACATGTTAATTCTCTGATGTTATTATGACAGAGACATCGCCTCCGGCCTGTATGCAGTGGGCGCGAGTAATCGTGTAGCTGGCTACTGCTGTATCTTTGTCATCTCCGTTAAGATAAACTCCAGCTGCGTCACGTAGGACGAAGAAAAATTTTGTATCCAATGCTTTAACGGATGTACCTCTCTTAACGACTACAGGTGTATATGTAACTTGTCCGTTGCCATTCTCATCTTCAGTGATAGACTCATCTTCTGGCGACGGGTGCGGGTCTATGTCAAATGGGTCTGATGCGTCCATCACTCCCTGTATGTCGCTGCCTATTGCATTTCCACTCTGTGCAACCGTTACTCTGTATTCGCCGTATGTATCGATGTCTGCTGCAGCAACCGTCAGTGTCTGATTTGTCTTGCCTACAAGCGTCTGCCAACCAGTAGATTCCATCTTTTCCCACGTATATGTAAGGTTTGCTGCAAGTTCGTTTCCGCTCTGATAAGCTAAAGCTTTGAGTACACAACTTCCGCCTTTATCCCTTATAACAAAGTTATTGCTGTCGCCGGCTGCAATAGTAACTCTATAGCTGTCGCCAGTAGACTGTTGTATCGGGATGTTGTAACTAGCTTGAATCTGATCGCTGGAATTGCCATATGTAATTGTTGCAACCATTTTTATTACAGCAGGAGCATATCCGGCAATCTCAGCAATATTTTTAATGAGCTGTAATCCATAATAAGGATTATCGCCAGACGGTGAGACCTTTTTAAACATACCGGCAAAAATGCCAGTTGATGCATCACCACTAAACTCAATCAAATTATCATTAAAGTAGAAATTGATTGATGTAGGCGTAGCCACGCCCTCGGCGACACGGCTGCTAAGGCAGACAAAGTACAGGATTGGCTGTTTAACACTGAAGTCAGGACTTACACTAAGAACTTCCTCTCCTGACATTTTGTACTCCTGGTAAAGGTCGCCTGAAGGGCTGTTGATATAGGCAGTATATGTACCTGCCTTGCTGATAAACTTAATCGTTCTGGTTGTACTCGCGCTGCTCATAACTAAATTTCTTCATTAATTGTTTGTTCTTCATCATTTGTTTCACTACCATCAACCTTACCAATGTCTTCATTCGAAGCTTCCTTATTGGTCTCTTCGTTCTCATCATCTGGCGATGCCTCACTACTATCAGTTTCAGTTGATTCTGAAGTGTCATCTGTCATTTCGCCAGAGTGTTCGCCATCAGGATATGATGGTTCGTATGAAGGCGTCGAAGTCTCCACGATAAAACGCTCATCAGTAGCCAGTGGCAAAGGGCGCGTAATAGTGCCGTCTTGCTCCTGCCTTGCCTCGTATGGCAGCAAAGCTATTGCACCTATTTGCGTAAGTATCTGGTTTAGTTGAGTGAGTGGCCCAAATGACAGCATGTCACTTTGCCACAACAGATAATTGCCGTCTTTTACTTTATTTCTAATCCTACTCAGATTAAGATATGCAACAACCTTTGGATTTGCTTTTATGTATCTTGCCATATTGTAATTATTTAATTAATATCAATTCATCGTTCGCAGTAACGAAAAGAGAGCCGTCGGTATCAGCCCATGCACCTGCAGGACCACGGTCTACTACGTCAAGACCTACCATACCGCCAAGAGTGTCATTCATCATGTCTGTTTTTAATACTGGCATGATGCCCTCTGCTACCTGCTTGTATGTCAAAGAACCAGCAGATTTATTTTCAGCGGTATACCACAAGACCATAAGTTCTTTTTCCACGTTATCAAGCAAGCCGTTCGTGTCCCAAATTTGAGCTTCGGGATTTATCTCAGGTGTCCCGGATGGTATGTTGGCCGGCACGCCCATGATGTTAAATTCGAATTTTGGAATGCGTCGGACAAAAGCGAAAAGTTTACAAGGTGATGCATCTGTCAGTTCGATACTGTCAGGATCGCCAGACTTAGAATACTTTGCACGGCATCGCATATATAATGCTTCCCCCATAAGGCTTCGGTCAACGGTGCAGCTTGTGCCGTCGTCAGATAGAGTAATGTCATAGTCAAGTTCATCTTGGCCGACCTCAGTCCACATGGCATCTTCTGTTCTGTATACTTCCCAAACGAATTTTCTTTTGCTCGCGTCGCACTCTTTAGCTCCTATCCGCAAACTTGCCGTTACGGTTTGTATATCCACGTCTTTAAGAGGATTGTATATAGTAACATCTGCAGCGTTGACATCAAGTACAGGCACGCATTCGGTAGAGTTTTTACACTGGATTAGATAGGACATATTGATTACAAAAATCTGTCCTGTCCTGCTGTCTACATATTCCCCGTAAAATCGCATTGTTATAGGGTTATTGACAGTAGCATTTTTCTTAATTTTTATTTGCCCCTTAGTGTCGCCATCTTGTATTATCTCGTAATCAGTGCTTTCTGTGCCTATTGGACTTGTGCTGCTGCCCTCATACCATTTCACATTGGCAAGTTCAGCATTGACGTTGCCGCTTTCCAGCACTTCATCTTTGTCACGAATGCTGACAGACGGCTGTAGAACGAGCGGAGTTATAGTATAGTCTGGAGTGTATGTATCTTCGTCCGCATTGTAATCTTGCTTGCCGGGTACACTGCCAAAGACCGAGATTCCGTAAGTAAGCTGAAGTGGGCGATAGTTGAAATCAAATCTTCTTGTCTTCATATCTATTTATATTGAAACGTTATACTGTCAGTAGCAATTTCATTTGCCATGCCATCCCTAAGGGTGACAGTAGCAGTAAACTTAAGTACGGCAGGTATATAGCCGTCAAAGTCGCAGTCATCCCTGTTAAGAGTAATAGATTTGCCTGAGTTTGCCCGTCGAATAGCCCAGGCATTGTCAGATGCAACGCGTGGGTTGCCATCTGCGTCCTCACTATATCTTGTCCACATCACATCATCATCAAGTATGTCTGATGTGATATCCTGGTTATACAATTTGGCAATGATAGTCAATGAGGTGTTGAAGTTCTCCGGGTCGAACAAAGATTCAGGCTCAAAGAAATCGACCGAAAACGACGGATTGCCCTCTACCATAGCCCAATCTGTCGTATTCCATGCCGGCCGAACTTTCGTTCCGCTGACCTGACATCGGTATCTACATCCCATATACCATACATCAGATATTTCATAAATACCCGTTGTAGGATTAATAGACTCATGGTAATAGTCTGCGTCAGCTAGCCATATGCCACGGTCTACAATCTCACTTATTGGCTTGCCCTGGTAGTCAATACGGATGACATCCGTTGTTATAAGGCCGGGCACGTACATATAGTCACGTCCTTCTCTTATGGGCAAATTTAAATCATTGAGAAACTCCGGGACTGTTCCTAGAACTGCGCCGTAGTTTGTCTTGTCTATTATTGGCTTTGTAACGCCAACAATTTTGACAATTCTGCCTTCAGTACTTGAGAGATAAAGGCAGCTCTGACGCAAAGTATCAGTCTGATTTCCCCAGCGTGCCACCTTCATCATGCTGCAGGGAGGATAATTTTTACCTGCAGGGACTTCATTGTCAGGGTAAAGTGTAACCTCTATACTGTTGTTCGCCGTATTAACGCTATTAACACGCATCCATGAGGTATAATAATCACCACTGCCTGAACTAAGAGTATTAATTATCCCTCGCAGTACGTTATTTTGAACTTGAGCAGTAAAATATCCTTCCCATTTACGCCTGAGACTTAACCTGTATGTACCATATCCCAAATCTTCTACTGTCTCGATTGTGTCCGACTCTGTGAGTATCTGGTCGCCCTCGAGAGCCTGTTGTCGATTGACAATCATGTCCATCACTTCGACAAAAGAGCGTACTTTAAGGCTCTCCACTTCGGCATTACCATCTTTGTCAATGGCAGCTCCTGTTCCATTGACAATAGAGCTGGTAAAGGTGCCGAAATATGCACCATCAAGAAAGGTTATCACCTTCTGTGCAATGTCCTCTATATCCTTACGGAGATATTTTCCTGTATCAATGTTGCAATATGAGAGTAAGGAGAGGAGAGCATTACCTATCCTCTCCGCTGTATTCGCGTTTTTCCGGCGTTCGTCTCGGATCTGCGTGAATTGTTGTCTCAACTGGTCTCTTATATCGTCCATGATGATGCGAAAATACTTCAGTATTTCAAGATATAAAAATACATTTAGAATCTATTTGAACGTATTCGAGTCTTCGAATTTACCGAACCGAATAGACCTTGCAAGAAAGAAGATACCAGTCCTTGATAGGCTTCGCCATACATCAATGCCTGTTTCTCATTTAATCGTTGCAGCTGGTAATAGTACTTACGCATAAACCAATCCTCTTTTTTTCTCTTGCCTCTAACCAGTGCAGCCTGTTTACCGGCATTCTTTCCTCTTTTGACAGTGATATGTTCAAATTTTGGCGCAAGCATGGCATCTTCAGACAGGCCGGCGCCTACTTGTTTATAGCCGTAGCCGTTAACTTCACGGTATTTGTCATTCATGAAGAGCAAATCTCCACCGTTGCCATGCTTAAATCCTTTACCGACTCCTGCCGAAACGTATAATCCATACTTGAGAAACTTATGTTCAATGGTATCCGTCCCGTCCATGGCATACTCCACGCTATGTTTTAGACTGCCGGTATCGCTTACAGAAAGCTTGTCTATCTGTTCCTGTAGGATATCTACAAGAAATCTCGCCCAACCACGGTTATATGCGTCAATATCCGCCTGTGTTCTGTTACCTTCGTATAATTTCGTTGCCATAATAGGGAAATTTTCCTAAAATTACCTCTAATTTCCTGTTTCTTCCTGCCATTCATCCGCGTTGAAAGTCAAGTCTACCGGCTCATCATTATTAATCATGAAGTAAAGACCTGTAACGCCATTCATCGAATATCGAGGAAGTTCCTTAGAGTATATGGAGCTTACATCCAGGTATTCAAGGCTGTCGCCATACTCCATTGTATTCTTGTCATGTATCAGACGGCTGTGCATCTGGCGGAAGATGCGTCGGCAAAGATTCAGTTTTTCCTCACGGTCTCTCATGTCATCGAAGGTATAAGATGCGAGGATGAAAACCGTGTAAACGTTTTTGTCGAAGAAAGTTACGCCTTTGCTATAAGTGTTCTGAGAAGTTGTGTCATCAATCATGATAAAGTTGGCATACTTCCTAAACTCCTGCATGACATCGTTAATACCTTCAGGGCCACTGCAGAAGCACGCTTTGAAATTATTAGCTTGCGCGAGTTTGTTCGTCTCTGCCAATTTTTTAAAGTAATCGTATGCGTTGAATGTATTGTTCGTCTCCATTATTTCTTTAACTGTTTTTTTAAATCCTCTGATTCTTTGGCTTTTGCGTTTAGTTCCGTTAGCGCGCGCCAGCAGTCGGTATCGAATATCAGTTGCTCCTTAGTAACGTCGCCATCAGTGAGGGCACGAATTTGTACGTTAACCGACTCTAGGAAGTCAAAGTCGCCACCAGCAGGGTCAGTGAGGTCAACCTTTTTGAAGAAGTGCGGAAAAGCTTTGGCCAGTACATCCTTAACATAAGAGTACCACAGGAATGTGCCAAGCATCTGCGCTTTGTCGAGCTTTATTTTGGCCGGTTTTGAACCGTCGCTTTTGCGGTAAAGTTCTCGTGCGAGAGAAACCAGAAAGCGGTCATCTTTGTTAAGACAATAAGCCTGGTAGTATTTCTCAGCCGAAAGATAATCGGCGAATCTTACACCGTGAAGGTTAACATCGACCGCATGCAGGCGATGAACGTCATCCAACCTGACGCCCATGCCCACATACGTGTCGATGTAGTCAAACTGCTTTATAAGGTATTCTATTTGCCATGCCTGTATAGTGATGCTCTTTTTCTTCAGTCCCAACTTGCCGGTGCGGACAAAACATATCCATCCATAGCTGTCCTTTTTAGCTACATGGAGTCCGCAAAAACGGACAAACATATATGTTTTGACGACTGTCAGGTCGGCGAACGTCGCCATCAGCGTAAGGACATAATGCAGCTGCTCTTGAGTAAGCTCGCGCCATGATTTAGGAGCATAGAAATCAACTGACTTATCCGTTGAAAAAGAAGGCTGTCGAGTCCTTAGTGTTTTTAAAAACTTCATGGTGATTTATTTTATAAGCTTCTGAATTAAGATATTCTTCATATAAGCCTTTATTTGCGGAAGACTCAAGAACAGACAACAATTTTCGGAGCGGGAATGCGACAGCCTCTCGCTGCCCTGTGAACAGCCAAACATGGAAGAAGTTTCTTACTGCGAGAAGTGCATCGGCATGCTTTTCCATCTCCTCGACGTTGTTTGTCCTGTAGTAAGTCATAATAGAGTCCATCTGCGCATCAGATATCTTACGTCGGAGAAACATATCTGCATCCATTATTGGCTGCTGCAGTTTGAGCCATTCATCGGCTGTAAGACCATTCACTCGGCGAATTATAAAGAACTCATACTCGTCAAACAAGGTAGGTATGTTTGTCTTTGCCTGTATCGTCATACCCCATTTATCACCACGGAGAGCATTCAGAACGTGTGCCTTGTCAACAAGCTGCTTTACTCTGAGCTGCTCCTCGAGCGCGTCCACTCGTTGCTTACTTGCCGGCGAAACGTTGTCGTTAGACACTACGCCGAAGCCGGTAGGAGTAAGGACAAGGTCGAGCTGACGGAAAACGGACAAAAAGGCCGAAGTAGACGCGAGAGACACAAACTTCTTGTGGAGTATGCTATTCTCCCCTGCGCTCTCAATAGTCTTGATGCCTTCAGGGCCCAGCAGGTTATTACTGAGGAAAGCTATTTGCCCCTCAATTTCTGGCAGCACCATCTCATATACGTTGTCCTGAGCAGATGTGCCGACCGGCAGCGACCGCTCAAACTCATCCTTCGTTACCGTTGTTATCATCGTCTTCTCCTTTCTTTTTGTTATTGCCAACAGATACAGGTTTCGAGTCCTTATTTTCGTCAAGGGTAGTCAGCTGTATCATTGGCACGTCTATAGTGGCTATCTTATTCCATCCGTTGTAATGCAAGATTACATGGTAAGGCTTGCACATAATGTCGTGCATTGGCTTCTCAAGCGCCTGCTTGAGCGTAAACAGCTCGCGCTTGTCCGAGCCTGAGTTATTCATCTGACTCTTGCCCGGCGTAGCTCCCACGAGGTTAGGGTGTACGCCCAGGGCGAAGCATAGAGCGTTAGATGCCTCGCTCATGTCGTCGCTCCAATTGCCGCCCTCTTTCTTCGATGCGTCGTTGAGCTGGTATATCCTGACCATGCGGTTCTCCTTGCCGTTAGGGTCTACATAGTATCCTGAAACCATGGCTTTACCGGCATTTTCCACGCCTGTTATAAAGTCCATGATATCATTTTTCTCTTTCTCTATACGCTCTGCTATTTCTTTATCTCCAACGATATGCTCATTGTCGCAGACATTTTGCCAATATTCGTTGTGGACTTCGATTTGAGTTCGAGGCGCGGAGGTATTCTTTATCATAAATCGCTTTCCAATACCTATAAGGCGGTATATGTCGAACCAGGAATCGCGAAATATACTCATGTAGTAAGGCACAGGGTAGTACTGGCTGCCGGGTGTAGGCATCTTGCTGAGTATGGCAAACTTCCGTTCTGTAGTATCAGGGCGTTTCTTGCCTGTATCCGGGTCAGGACTAAGCCCCATGCGCACCTTCAGATCGCCCAATGGATCCCAATAGTCAAGCAGCGGTATAACTTCGATGTTTTTCTCGTCAAGATTTCCGATACGAAAATCTCCAAAGAAAACATGCTCTATTTTGCCCGACTTTGTCGATGGAGCGTATTCAAACCGGCAATAACAGGCATCCTTATTCCTTACGTTGACTATCTTGTCGCCCCTGCGGTTAAGGATAATGACGGTAACTGAGAAGAAAAAGTACTTCATGTCGGTTGCCTGTTCCATAAAGCACTCGTGCAGCGAGTTTGACAGGCAGAAGTTCAAGATTTCTTCGTTGTCTACATCCTTCTTAGTGTCTCGGTCAACGAATCTTACGCCCTGCCCGTAACAGGCAAGTATGTTAAACTGCTGGCACTGAGATGTAACCATGTTGCTGCTGATAAAGTCGCGAATTGTAAACGGCAGCATATCATCAGCTCCGAATGGTACATACTTATACGGTTTGCCTTTTATGGTTATTGGAATAGGGTTGATAATTTTATCCTCGTCGAAAACAGTCGCTGTGTCTTTTCCATATTCTGAAGATATAGAGTCCAAAAATCCCTTACCGCCTACGCCTGAAGGCACCATCTTATATCTAGTAACGTTGCCACTTCTTTCAACTTCGACCAATTTGTTCTCGTTTTCCATTGTAATTATAAATAAATTGTGTAGCCATTAACTTCAAGTATGTATATTTCAGGAACTTGCCTTATCTGGTTGTTTACCGGGTTTCTAAGCCTGACATATCCTCCTCGCCAATGTTGATGATGCACATACCATCCTTTATACTCGTTGATGTTACCATCTGACGTCCATGCCTTGACATTAAGAGTCTGGCGCCGCTCCTCTGCCAATGAGATGTAATGCTGCATCTCTGTAAAATGCATTACTTTGCGCTGCTTTTCCATATCAGTTAAATGTAAAATCAAAGGTATTGTCAAATATTCGTCCGCCACGGCGAAGGTCAACAACGTTGTGGTTACGCTGGGCGTAAGTGTATGTAAAAGTAAATCGAGGTAGCGAGTCAATGTCATTAGTATATTCTGACTTTGATTCTGTAATGACTACTTCCTTGCCCACTACAGGCTCGGAGTCGTAAAAGTTAACGATACGCACATTTTTCGATCGGAACAAATCGTCAAGCCAGTTTGCCATCGGGAAAGTCAACACGCCGGTATCAGCCTTAAACTCTCGGTTCTCCTCTATCTTGTAATTTTTCTTAATTTTGTTGATATACACCGTTTCACGGTTAAATTCAGGTGCAACGGTGTGCGTACCTGTGCAATATACGAGTTCATCGCAGCCAAATGAGTTAGCGAAAAGTAATATTGGCGCACAATCCGGGTTGTTAAAATCGATGACAAAGCGCTGCGCTCTGGCTCCAGCTTCGATGGTATATGCTGTAAGTGTCTTGCCGTCGGTCATAAAATTTTTGGGCGAGGCGTCAACAGTCTTAAAGTTGCCATGAGAGCTTACTATCTCGACCGGAAAGCTCATAGTAGTGCCGTCGCTGTATTCGGCCGTGGCTGTGGGAGTATCTGCTCCAATATAGTGCAGATACTCAAGACGCCCCATAGCAGTAACTCTGTCGCCGTCGTAAAGGCTCAGATAATGCTCCTCGAGGAAGCTCTCTGCGTTACTTATGTTGAAATCGGCGGCACAATATACAACATCAGCATTAAGAGTAGCTGTATTAGTAGCTGTGTTGTCGGTAAACTCCTCTGTAATGGTGATGGCGAGGCTTGCAGTAAGTCGCCTCTCAACATAAGGCTGTACAAGTTCCGACAAGTCGGAAAAGGATATATTGCTCGCATAAGGGAAGAGATAATCATCAAACAGCACATCATCATCTGCCTTAATTTCTACTCGTGCCCGATATCCGTTAATGGTGAAAGATATATCGGGTAGTGTGGCAGATAGATATGTGCCGGAAAAGCTGCTCAAGATAGTAATCATAATTCCTTTTTTGAGCAAAATTATAATCCTAATAGAAGATATAAAAATACGTGGGCGCAACCCTATGAAGAGCCCGCCCACGTGAAAGAGTATAATGTTAAAAAAATGTATTAGTCTATCTGTCCTGCCATGTCAATATCGCGCCATATAGCCCATTTGATTGAGCCGTCGTCATAAGTTGCCATCGTGTAGTCTTTCAGAAGTAGGTATTTTGATAATATCTGCTGAGATATAGGCATCATTGGCATCAATTCATCAATGATATCTTGTGTTGTCTTGTATTCAGGTGCAAGATGTCTGCCTGTAGCCTCTGATTCGCCCGGTACGTTGGAGCGTGTGGCGAAGTATGCGTCTAATATTGTCACTTGGTCGCGTTCATCCTCTTTAAGTTCAGCCAACCACTTATTATATCTGTCTATTGCCATTTTGTTTCAAATTTAAATATTTATCCAATGTTTTTTTTAATTCATTGACACAGCAAAGCATCTCCAGATTCTTGCGTGCTTTGCCTTCAGTCATCAACTCGTCGTAGGCATGGTCCATGATAAAGTCTGACAAGTCATCGCATAGAGCGATTATTGCTTCCATATATGACGTACTGAGCAAATCTTGCTCAGCTTCAATTAATTCTTTACTTTTCATTTTTCTGTTCCACTTCACTTTCGTTAATTATTCTGCAGTTCTCACACCTTGCCCAAATTATGTCAGAATCATATAGGCCTATGAGATGCTCTTCAAAGTTAACAGTCACTATGTAATATGTTTTTCCTTTATATTCTGCTATCATTCCGAAAGTAAAATTTATATTATTAAATTCTTCCTGTGTCATATTTGCCTCATATAAAAAAATATAACAATTATACTATTCCTCACAGCTATGTTCATTTTTATCAATTTTATTGAGTCTACTAACAAAAGTAACTGCGATAAATGTAATTACAATAGATATAAGAGTATGACTGGCAGCCAAGATAGCAGCACCGAAAACTAAGATAACAGTCAGATTAACCATGATAGCGGTCTTGCGTGTAACATTGAGTCCTGATATAAGAGAGAAGAAGTCGCTCCTGCCATTATACCATTTTGATAACGATTGTGCCTTTCCGGCCAACCATTCACTTATGGTTGCCGGGCGCTGCGCACTGCGCTGGATTGCATTTGTCTGCATATTGCGTAATTGTTTACCATACCCGGAGCCGCCGGGCGCGGAGATACAGAAAGGCGGCTGCACATCCCGCTGGTAAACAATCACGACTTCTCCGCACGGAGCAGTAATAATTACGGAACGGCAACCGCCAATACGATATAGTGAGGACATAAAAAAAAAGCCCTGCGTTTTTAAGCTGAGCAATGACCGATGCTCGTGCGGCATGATAGTTCATGATTGTTTACCGATGGCAAAGATAGGAATTATCTTTGAATCGGCAAAGGAAAGAATGGTTAATTTTCATCTTTCATCAAATAATCGTCCCATTCTCCGTTGAAAATTTTATCAATATCATCCTGATGGAGAACAACAATATTATAGCCTTGTGATTTGAGCGTGTCAATCTTTTGCAATTTTGAAGGTCCAGCATCCTCGCCTACAACAACGAAGTTTGTCTTCCTTGAAATAGAGCCATTAATATCTGCACCCATATCTTTAAGTCTGGCAGCCATCTCGTTCCTATCCATATTGAAAACACCTGTTATGACAACTTTTTTATCATAGAAAGGATTATTAGGGTCTGCATTAGTAAGGTCTTTTTGCTTCAAATCTCCTGAAATCTGAGAATGTTTGCTAAATTTGGTAGCAAAATACTGTTTATCCTTTTCTGCTCCAGTTCCTTTTTTTTCAATTTTATGAGGTTTAACCCTATTAAGATATTTAAGGAAAACTTCAGCACAACATCTTGAATCGTTGGAAGCATTGTGGTGTTCTCCACAATCGATGTCAAACATTTTGCACAAATCAGTAAGGGCATGACCAAAAAGTTTATAAGTACAGAAGAAAGGCATAATTCCTCTTACTTGAATACCATAAAAGGAAAGATTTTTGTAAAGTACGTCTTCATCGAAAGCAGCATTATGTGCAACTACAACTCTACCAATTATATAATCTGAAATTTCTTCCCACACCTTGTCAAAGGTTGGTGCATCTTTAGTCATTTCAGGGGTAATATGATGTACATTAATATTAGCGTCATCATAATAATTCCTTGGTGGTTGAATCAATTTTTCAAACGTGTCAATAATTTCACCCTCCTTGACAATAGTCATGCCTACCTGGCAAGCCATTCTGTCAAATGTAGCCGTTTCAAAATCAATGGCTACAAAATTCATATCTTGTTTTTCCATAATATAAGACGAGTTCACGTATCAGGGGCGCATCCCGTCAACGTGAACTCTAACAGCTGTATATGTTTATTTCTTACCTAACAGATTATGCGCCATCTGCATGGGTTTAAAATAATCAAAAGATATATGCAAATATAACTGATTTAAATCAAATCTGGGAAAAAGTTGGATATAAATTTATAAAATTGTTTCAAAAAAGCATGCAATTTAGTACATATCGTCTCCTGAAGCTCCTGGTTTGAAAGACTGATAAGGTTTGCCTTTAACCAAACCTTCGGTAATTTCGTCGTCAGAAGAGACATACTTTATAAGCAGATATCTTTCTGTAGCTCTGTTTAAATGGTCTGCATAATAGTAAGAGTCAACATACTTCCATCCTAATCTGGCCATATAATTAAGGGCATCTATCAATGATTTGAATTTGATTTGTTCACCATTGCTGTCATAAATAGCCCTATAACCTTGATATGACAGTTCACCCATATTCAATGAGACCTTTACTTTTGAGCTTAAAGGATTATCCGCGATAAGTTCGCAATAAACAGGATAGCATCCATCTGCCTCTGTAGTTTTCTGGGCATTGATGTTAAGGCACACCAAAACCATAAAGATAATAATAAATAGTTTCCTCATAATAAAAATAGTTTAGATATGCAAAAGTAAGCAAATAAGGAAACAAAACAAAATAAAAAAGGGGAATGGTGTAAAGAATTCCCCCTTTAGTGTCAAAATAAAATATAATTTTAAAGTGTATCAGCCGTTTTCCTCAAGCGGTCTGCAATATCATAGAGAGCACCTTTCAGCTTTTCGCGATCTACATCGTTGAAGTCGTCAGGTTTTCCGTTGTTCATACCGCTGAACTTATGATATAGCCAGCTACGTGATTTACCAAAGTAGTTCTTAGCCAAATAAGCCCAGTTGATATCCTCATATACATCAGATAATGCCTTTCTGACATTTCCTGTAGCTACCATTACATCTGCTTCCATTATCTCCATATTTTTATCTTTTTAATGCCCTCCCCCTTAAAGGGAGGGCGGTTTGTCATTCATTGTCCATCAGCTCATAAACCAAGTCCATAATGTAGATTTCCAAGTTTCTCTGTCCGTTCGGATAAGCTCTCCTGTAATTCCTTATGGCTTGGATAAGCTCTTCTTCTTTGTCTGTAAGTTCCATATAAATATATTTTTATTTTGACAATGCAAAGATAATCATCTTTTGCGTATTATGCAAATTTTAAATGTTAAATAATCATCTTTTGCGTATTATTTTTTATTTATATTATGTTTATAATTTGCTAAAAGTTCATTTATTAGCCGACTACGGTTTTCTGTTGAGCGAATTATATCCACATTTTCAGCATCTATTGAAAAAGAAAACACTGTACGTTTGTTATCGCTCGGTTTTCTTCCGGCTCCCTCTCTGTACCCTCCTCGTCTACTACTTGCCATAACCAATTTAATTTAGTTAAAGATAACAATGATTTTTGTAATAACGAAATCAAACGCACTGAAAATATATAAAATAAACAATATTTAACATTATAAATGTCAATTATAGAAGCATTTTTAAAGAATAAATGCTTAAAGCGGAGGCAATACGCTTGTGAAATATTGTTTTTTTATATGTTTTTCCACTATCAAAAACCGCAACAGGCTGACTCCCAGAAAGTTAGCCTGTTGCGGTCGGCAAAAGCCGAAAAATTCTGCTAAAGCAGCCCCCACCGCCCTACGGAAATCAAGCAATTGCCTAATAAAATTATAGCGGAATATGTAGCGAGGCATCACAAACATAACACAAACCAAAGGGCGCATCCGCGGTTTAGCTTGACATATCGATGATGGCAAGCTAAACATTAATGCGCGTTCAAATTTATTTGAATGGGCATTATCGAATAAAATAAAAAATAACAGCATTGGCAATTACCAATGCTGTTGCTGGGAGTGGAATTTATCAAGCTGAGATACGTTCCAATATATATTTACTTGCCTTTTCCACATCACTCATTAGTGAGATAATAAATTGAGGATTTTTCCGGATTGAGGCAATCCATGAATCAAGATATGCTGCGTTGTTATCCAAAATCTTCTTGTCAAAGCCGAGAATCTGACCGCATCTGGCAGCCCCAAGTTCAGCGACGAGTTCCTCTATTGCATATTGTTTGTCGCCAAACTTACTTCCTGTCTTACGATTCAGTCTGTCTTTGGGCGCTGTTGAGTGGACAAGCTCATGTATAAGTGTAGCGTAGTATTCTTGTCCGTCCATATATATTTCCTCTGCGGTAGCTCCAGTCTTAAACTGCGATTTCTTGGGTACTACAACCACATCCTTAGCCGGATTGTAATATGCACTGTCAGACCTTTGTTTATATTTAATAGGGCACACCCATGACTGATTAACAAGTAATCTATCTATGTCGGCGTTTTCATACATACCGGCTGCGTCAGGGCTTTCTCTACCGGCAAACAAAGACTGCAATTTCTCTATCTTCTCAGGATGCTTCTCGGGTATGGTGGTCTGATCAACGTTGAATACCGAATAACATTTAATGAAGGGACGACGTATACATTGTATCTGTTCACATCCCGGGAGTCTGTTGTATTCTTGAGAGGTGTATCTCTTTCCGTCGGCGCTATAATATACTGAATCCCAGAAGATAATCGGTAAAGATTGAGAGCCTTTGTTAATCCTGGCGCCTAACTTATTAGCTTGCTTCAGCGTGCAAAAGATTGGATACCTATATTCTTTATCCACACAGCCCCAGGTCAACATCAGTGCATTTGCTCCTCTGTAGCTTACTCCTTCAAGGTTTACTGGACCGGCGCCGTAATTGCAACCGATCCATCCCTTTTCCCATTTACTCAATCTCATCGCCTCCATGCGTGCAATCATCATTTCTGCGAATTTGTCAATAACCTCTGTGGTGTGCTGTGATAGTTTCATGATTGTATATTTTTAAAGTTAAACATTGATTAATCCATTACGAATACGCTGATGTAGCTGATGTTTATCATTGAGTCATTCGCCAGACTTTCTGCGGTTGCCGTGGCTTCGGCGCATGAGTCTGCCATAATCTCATAAGTAAGTACTTCGCCGTCTTCTCCGTTAACCTCTACTTGGTAAATGTTTTGTGAGAACATATAACTCTTTCTGTTTCTTTTTGATGTGCCGTTATTGGCAATTGCGATGTGCTGCTGAACTGAACTTGTCATAATTGTAATTTTTTATTGTTAAACATTTAATTTTTACGTGCACAAGAAACGGGCAAGAAACAGGTATGCAAATGCAAGGGATGTCAAATAAATTTTAACCGTAGGGTAAAAAATATGGATTAGAAAAGCCTTTCCCATATTTTTTTTAAATTTGTGCCGACAAGCAGTGCGTGCCCTTGCAGAATACCGCTTGCCGTACCTTTGCAAAGGAAAAATAAGTGTTTGACATAAAGAAAATTACACAAGTACAGTCAAAGCACCAAGGAAAGACAATAATGGTATATCAAGAAGAAATAGGCAAATAATGTATGTCAAAATGTTTACCAAGTAGAGGTAAACGGAGATGTCGGCAGCCATAGATTAAAATTGGCAGTCTCAGAAGCAAAAGCCACAGCAACAGCAGAAATAAGACGCAAAAATTTAGAAAAACATCAGCTACATCAGCGTATTTGTAGTGGATTCAAAAAACGGGAAAAATCATGGAACTATCACAGCACACCACTGAGGTTACATAATATATAATAAATGATGATTGCACGCATGGAGGGGATGTGTTTGAACAAAGAAAAGGCCGGTTGCCATTACGACACCCGACCATAAGAAGAAGTAAGCCACTGAAGAGCAACTAATCCGAATAAGAATTGACTGTGACTGCGTGGAATTGAAGAGCAGGAAACTTTTCCACGCCGATGCAAAGCGTATCAAAGGCGTCAGAACCATCTGTACGGCCCTCAAGCTTATCTTCTTCTGTTTCAGCTAATTTTTCGCCGCGTTTATCCTTCTCACCATTATATACTCCGGCAGACTCCAGGGATATGATAAGATCAGGATTGTTGTCCCGATTTATAAGGACAAGGTGATTAGCCCTACCGCGGAGCATCCTGTTGATAAGAAGATTTTTTTCAATGTGCCGCATAGGTTTGCCGATATAGACAGCCCTGACAATCCATTGAGCACTTTTAAGCCGACGTTCAATGTATTTATGGAAGTCATCGTTGTGCAGTGCATAATTATTACCGACAAAGGTCGCATCATAATAAAAGACAATCTGCTTACGGCGATGATAAGAGTAGTACGCAAAGAAATCATCCAATAACTCCGGGAGCTTACGCTCATACTTAACAAAAAAGGACTTAAGAACACGCAGCTTACCTGTCTTGTCCACTTGCCCAACGACAAGCCAGTTGATATTAGCATTGGCGTCAAACGCTATACAAAGGGGAAGATTCGGGTCGCAATCTTTGTCCAAACGGCTGTCCTCGGTCACATTCCCGACATTGGCAAGATTCAGATTGCTATAATTAGGCGCAGTATAATAATTAAAATCAGACCTCAATCCGGAGTAAAATCCATCCGCTGATATACCTATATGCTGGCACATGATTGATGTGGCAAAGGTAAGTGGTGGCAAATCTCGTTTAGCTCGGCGGATAAAGTCCTCTCCCAGCAACGCCAAATTTTCAATAGATGTATATTCCTTGTATAAGAGGCATTGTGAGCGCAACTGATTAAGTTGAGCTGTCAGTGCCTCAATTTTTTTATGTAAAGCTTCTGCTTTATCAGGATATCTGTTTACTTTTTGCTTTAACCTCCAGATGTAATATACAAGTCCTTCAATCACCTGCACCAGTTCATTGTCCATCTGTTTTTTGTAATTGAGAAACCATGAGCCTTTTTTGGTAACAGGCATATCGGAAGTAATTGTCAGTCCGTGATGCATGTAGAAATTGCCGAAGTACATCTGGTTGCCTCGGTTAGCCTGAAATGTCTCGTCCTTGAGCTGCTCATAATCAATAAACTTTGCTTCATCGATTATAACGTAATCGAGAGACATTGAGTTACTTGTTCCCTTGCGGTCTTGGCTGATTATGTTAATGACAGAGCCATTGTAAAATGATATTGTGTTTTCCCAATTGGAAGGCGTGAAAAGCGGCGTCTTCCAATGAAGTCCCTTCCATGGGCGTTTGCCCACGACATAATGCAAGTCACGCTTATAACCCCACCGCTCGAGGTGGATAAGCATGGATGGCAAGATGTTTATAAGGCAGCGTTTGACAGACGGTGCAACAAAACCACCCATTGAGCCGGGCATACCTTGTACGCAGGTAAGCGCACGTACAGCCTGTACTGCACCCTTACCAAAGCCACGGCCGCACACAGCGACTAGGTCGCGTGGCATGATGGAGAGCAGATACATCTGCCCATCATTAAAGTATTGCTTCGTCTTATTGTTGATCGTCATTTATTTCTTCATAGTCAATGACCTGCGCATCAAGGTCTGTAGAATATTTCTTGTTGAGTGATTTTATTCTTTCACGCAAATGTGGTATCTTTTGTATTCCAATAACGGAGGGATCATCTGTTGGCTCAAATATCTGCGGAATAATTTTGTCGAACTCAATCTCCGCTTCATCATTTTTGTCAGTACGGTTATTAAGTATGCGGTTCTTCTCAATTTGAGCAACTGACCTGTAGTCTTGCGCCCTACGTGCAGCCTTCAGATCATCCTCAAGGTCTTTATTTATCTTCCACCTCATAAATTCTTTGTTGGCAGATTGGATGTTGCCTAACAGCAATTGCAGAAGCCTTACATCATCGTATGCCTGTGACTTTGCTACGCGAAACATAGATATATCATAAGCTACGATATCGGCATCAAATTTTGATGGGAACTGCAACCAATACGCATAAAGTCCTCTTATCCTATGTATGCGTTCAAAGAGCTTAGGGTTAATCCTAAGCTCCTTCAGTTCATCGTCGTTAAGAGAAACGTAACGAGAGTATTCATCTATGTCAACAGGTAGGCTCATATATTCGCTTCAGATAATGTTTTAAGCAGCAACTCCTTACATGCAGTAAGCGCATAAGGAGAGCCAGCGTTGGCAGTAGCTAACATTCCTTCACGCATGTTATATACAGATGTCATTACGCCATGTAGATAACGCTTGCGCACTTCTTTACCCTTTGTCGATATATCGTCAGACAATGCAATCTCGTCTATTTGAAGATATAGAGCTGTTTCGTTAGGCGTCATCAGTCTTTTGCCGCATTCTTCGATTTGATTCATCAAGTCGGTTGAATAGTCCATCTAACTGATACGATTGATTATTAACTAAATTACTTAATCCTGAATACAATGATAGGAATGTTTCTTGGTCAGTTGTTATCAGTGTACATTCTGCCCTGTCTCCGTAGGTTTGATTTTGCGAAGTGATGACACTGACAGTCCAATGGTCATTTTGCACGAGGACAATTTTGGAATGGTTCATGGCAAGATACACGTTGTCGAAACATGCAGACATAAGTCGGTATAATCCGACTGTCTTGCGTGATGCTTTCAGATCTGCGACAAGCACGCTGTGATTTATCAAGTGCTTTTTTTTCAGTCTGAGAAATCCCGAAAGAAAAGCGTCAGATGTCGAGAATGTACTCACATATACATCAGCACGTCCGGTCTGCTCGAGTATCCATCCGAGCAGACCGAGAGTGTGCAGTCCTGTGCAAAGGTAGCTCTGGTATGACGGTGTGTCATTCCTGAGCGGTTTCAGCAGATCCTTTATTTTCATCGAATTTCATTTCGGTAAAGATTGGTGCCAGTCGTGTAATCATGTCGTCAGAAAATGATTCGCCGGCATTAATGATTACATTGATTCGCTGTGCCACTTTTTCTTTAAGTTTTTTGCACTCGTCAGATTCCTTGTCTGTCATGGTCTCCAGCTTCTCGAGGTTCTTCGAGATGTAAGCACGTGCATTTGTTACATCCTTGACAGTAATTTCGGTAGATGAAGAATCAGCAGAAGATTCAGCCTGCTCTGCATTCTCGCCAATCTTATACGTGTCGTAAACGGCGAAGTCCTTCTTATATGCGTACCATGTTTCTTTAAGCAGCTTCAGGTACTCATATCTGTCGCATGGCTTTTCAAGTTTTTTGCAATTATTATAGAGCTCCTTGATTTTCTTCCAGCGTTCTGCGTTGACATTCCATAGCTGCTGAATTTCAGCAGGCAGCTGCTCATGGTCGGCACGCTTGCCAACTGCAGAAGCGTCTTGTGTTTCTTCACCTTCATCCTGATTCTCGTTTGTATCCATTAAAGGTGTAATAGCTGGAAGAATTTCAGCCTCGAGAGCTTTGACATCAGACTTTGTCATGTGGTCCAATCTCATAGGCAGACGTTTCTTAAGCTCATATATGATTTTATCCTCGTACCTTTCTGGGCGTCGCATAATTGTGTTAAACATCGCCTGATTACCTGTAAGTTTTAACACGTATGTTGCGCCCTGTATAAGGTCGTCTTTGCTATGTTCAGGCTTGGCAAGCCATGTCTGAATTTGTGCAGTAAAATTATCATCGAATTTAACCATAATTTTTTTTTAAGGGTTGGACAATAAAGTCCAACCCAAGAAATGGAAAACTACAGATTAACCACCCTCCTCATCTGGTTCTGATACAGTTCCATCAGCAGCGTTTATTTCGCCTGCTTCAGTCTCGATCTTTCCAACGTAGAATGGAGCCGGGTATTCGTCAGTTGCCTCGGCTGTAACGGTCGTCATGTTGCTGTCAGTAGCAGCCTTACCGGTATCCTGAGCCAATGAAAGTTCCGAGCTGAAGGCTTCTGAGCCTACGACGCGGAACTTGCCGTTGCGTTGTGGAACAAGATAAACCATTTCATCGTTGTTCGCCTCGGCAATGTATCCACTGACTTCCTCTTCTGTGCCCGGCATGTTCATGGTAGCAGTAACCTTAAAGGTCTTCGAACCATAAGTACCTTGTGACTCAATCTGCAACTGTCCTTCATTCGGTACAAGTGCTATCTTGTGCCACTTCTTATCGGCAGCCATGACGAAGTCACCCTCATACACATTAATTGTATCGAGCGTTTCCTTCGTCGAACGGTCTATTTTCGGCCACGTTACGATGTCCCTCTTAGAAGCTCCGTATACATATGAGCGTATACCTGGCAATGACTTCTTCCCTTGGCAGAAGTCAATGTCAGCATACAATGTTTCTTGATCAGTACATATGTTTGCCATAATTTCACTTTTTTAATTATCCTTCTGTTTTTTCCCAAGCTGAGAATGATTCCTTAGACACCGACAAGAATTGGGTACCAAAGAACATGTTGGCGATGAAATCGACATCATAATGGTTATCCAATGACTTCTCGACGATATAATTTTCATCGGCTGATTTTTGATTAAAAAGTGCCAAAATGTTAGACTTCGGAGTCAGCAAAAGGAAGTCTTCAGGCACATTAGCCATCGGCACCAGCTCTACGTTAGATGCTCCCTCCAATGTCTTCTTATCGTAAGAATTGTTGTATGGAAGTGAGCCATGATTCAGCTGGTAAGCCTCGGTGTAGTTATGGTAGGTCATGTCCGACATGAATAACTTTAGCTTTTGACGGCGAAGTTTTACGTCGCGCGACCAGTAAAAATCCTTCAGAATATCTTCAGCATTTTCAGCTGTAATACTGTCAGAAGACTTCTTAAGATTTCCTTTCTCCTCGGAAATAAGTACGGTAGTCCTTTCATTTGTACCGGCTATATCATTGTCAATGATAGTTTTGAAACCGTTGAAAAACTTATCAGTACTAGTGAAGTCGCTGCCATCATGCTTGGCGGTAAACATACTCAAAAAAAGATTCTCGCCCAGCTGCTTCATCATATACGCACATACCTGAAGAACTATTGGTACATTCTTCAGTCCCTCACCTTTGGTTATGTTAGAGCCCCATATTGTCTGATATATGGCGTTAGGGTCGATTGGCTCAATACAGTTGCCGAAAAAGGTTTCGAGGACTCTTCCCTCTATAGAAACATTTCCATCACCTTTTTTATCTTTCTTGTAATTACCCAACTGGAACTTTCCGCTCATCTCGGAAACTGTCTCTCGGTATCTGATTCCTGTGCGAATAGTCATGTGTTGCAGTGCTTCTCCCATTGCGAGCATCGGCTGCACTATCAGTTGCTGACGATATGTCTGAAAAGTTTTAGTCAGCTCTTCTGGTGTAAATGTTATATTTCCTAACTTTGCCATAATTAAATGTCTTTTACAATGTTGTACAAGTCTGCAGCATCAAAAGTGCTTTCTTTGATTTCTGCCTTATCCTCGGTTTTGTCACCGGCAGAGGATTGAAGACTATCGATTTGCTCGTCGTCTTCTTTACTTTTTTTCTCAAGTTTTTCGACTTTTGCTTGGAGTTTTGCGATTTCCCCGTCCTTTGTCTTTACTTGAGCTTCAAGGCTGGATATTTTGTCGTCAGCATCTTTAAGATGCTTGTCAACAGCCGAAGCCTGGTCATCGGTCAGCAGAATATTACCTTTTTCATCCGTAGCAAGATTCTGCAATTTAAGGACATTCAGGACTTTTTTAAATTTGTCAGTCATTTTGTTTATATTATTTTCTGCGTGTGGGTTACGGATGAGGTTCTGGAGTCCCTGCCACGTCTTTCGCAAAAAACTCTGAGTTGGATTACCGTTGTCATCAGCAATTAATGAGAGTTTGTCGTTATCTGAAGAAGGCAACGGCGGTATGCCTGCATCCTTGTATATGGTTGTGTAATTGTTTATAAAAGATGAATTGAACTCGTTAGCAGCTTTTTCATCAGAAGCATCAGATCTGATGGAGTCGACCAGTCCGAAGTCAACAGCCTGTTGTGCCGTCATCCAGTTACCTTTCTTCATCTGCTTTTTGCACTCATCAATGCTTTTGCCGGTTTTATCAGCATACATTGATGCGAGGACATCATCAAAGGTATTAAGACTATCGCGCTGTAACTTCAGGTCATTAATCATTTTGTCAATGGCCTCTTTATTTGCCTGCTCGAATTTGTCTATCCATACAGAAACATTGTGTATAAGGAAGAAAGATCCTTTGACAATATCAATTGTCTTGCAGCCGAGCATTGCTATAGTAGAGATTGAAGCATTCATTCCAAAAGCATGGGCATGCACTCGGCCATGGTCTTTAAAAGCCTGATGAATTTCTAGGCCATCTTTTACATACCCACCGAGACTGCAAAAACCAACATGTACATCCTTGTCCTTATTATTGTTAAGAACAAATCTTACATAGTCAGCTGAGCATCCATTCCAGTAGCTGCCTATTGTACCTGATATAACTAATGTATAATCCATATTTTTTCGCCAAATTTAAGCAAGTAAACTTTGGCAAAAAAATACGCACAACATTATATATATGGGATTTTCTTGTCCGATGTATATGCAACTTTTATGCTATAGAGCTGATTTTCCGTAACTGATTCCGGGGCTGTCTCTGTTAATGTAGCAACAGGGTATGGCCTATTGCCATCGCCGATGACGCGAAATGTGCCATCAATCAATCCCACTTTCCAAATGTATGGTATACTTAAATCTATATTCTGTGGCGTGTACAGTTGCAGTTCTGCACTATATAGCCTTACTTTTGTATCTATTTCATCAGACAAAGTCAATGTAGGATGCTTTTTTATACAAAGGTCTAACCAATCAACAAGTGGGAAAGTAATTCTATCTACTGCTACCCAATTTGCGGTAACTTTTCCGTTAATTGGATATATTTCTACAGATGTAACTAACTTTAATATCTTCATAATCGTTCTTGTACGTTAGAATACGGACTAATCGGCTATAAACAAAACAAGGGCACTTGTCTATTATAATTTTGCTAATTTTCTTCAGAATTTCTTTTTTTGTTTCTTAAGTCGATGCCATTTTTTAGATATGCGTTTCGCATTCGCTGGTACCGCATTTTTATTGTATAATCGTAATCGATAGATATGCCATTGTTCTCACACCACGCCTGTATGGCACGCAGTACTGTGCATCCGCAGTCGTGTAGATCATTGAGGTCTTTCCACATTTGCAGTTTAAATGTGTCTTCGATGCATTCCACGACTGCAGCTTTGGCATATTTGCCAAGATAATGGTAGCTAATGACAGGCTTCTGTTTGCTATCTGGTATACATACAGCAACATCATCATCAGTCTTAATATCAGGTATTTTGTCCTTTGGTTGAGTTGTAAGAAATCTACGTATCGTAGCATTTTCCGCAGACTGCGCCGGGAATACGACAGGATCTCCGTAATGATAAGTGAGCCATTGTTTTATAAAAGGTTTAACTTTGAGATATACAAGAAATTTTTCCATAGGCATTTTCTTGCAAATTTAACAAATATTTTGCATATTCTTACAATAACAGGAAAATATTTCCATTAATCGCGTGATTAATTATCTTCTGTTTCTGTATGATATGTAGTTTTGCAATAATTTTTTGTGATATTGTAAATATGCAATATGTTTGATTAAGGTATTGATTTACAGACATATACAATAATCACAAGTTAAAATCACAAAAAAAAGGAGCTTTAAAATTTTGCAATATCAAAATAAGGGCAGATACAATATTGCAAAAATAAATTGTTTGTGATAAATTTGTGATAAATTTGTGATAAAGACATATCTTACTTAAAGTCTTATTTTTTAGATATTTTTGTCTTTTCAAACACAACATTACAAAATCACAAAGTTTTAGAAGTAAAAATAAGAGAGGGAGAGTGAGGGAGAAAGCCGGTTCTTTTTTAAGAAAGAAAAATGAATGTTAACAGAATAAAAAAAAGTGATACTATTCTCTCGAACAATATCACTCGAAAAAATGAAAAGAAAAATTACTTAAAAAGGATTTTCTGTATTAATAAGTTCCTTTGGAACGTCTTTAAGCAACGATTCCTGATCTGGCTTATATACAGCACTTGAGCGTAAGTATATCATATCTTTAGTCTTGGTCTCGCCATTTGGCATGGTGATACTTTTCTGAATTCTACCTGATGAGTTCTTGTATTCCTCAGGATTTAGTTCATCTATCCAAGGGCAAAGCTGAACGAAAGAATATAGTTTACGTGAGAACGATTGCATTGTTATCTTATTCGTCTTGGCATAATACATATAGTCCTCCAATACTTTATCTCGTTGCAAGAATTTGTCCAGATTGTCAGATTCCCGGCTGAAGTAACCATTAGCCCAATCCTCGAAGTTTGTGCCCATATCAGCTTTATAGCGTCTTTTTATTATATTACCCATTGGCGGTAATATTTTTACGGGTTCGTCTATTAATGACAAATAAAATTCACAACACTGTAGCCACAAGTTGATATCGGCCATCCATTCATCTTCGGTGTACTCACGGCCATAAAGATCTTTGCCGAAATCATCGCGAATAGTACGAGTTTCGAGATAATCATTGGTCTCTGTCTTTTGATGATAATAATCAGAATACACCATATACAACAGACGCGCTTCAGACGACGGATCGAAGTCAGAAGGCACGAAGTTTGTCGTAAAGGCAATCTTCGGGCTCTGCTCGTATGGAATGGTGAAAGACTGATTATTCTTCGGGTTTACTGTCATATCTGAAGTAATGTTGTCGTAGAATAGCGATGTATTTAAATATCTGTCGCAATCATCAATAAGCAGCAATTTAGTATGCTGATTGATTTGGTCAAAGACATGCGGATTATCCATTAATTTTGTATTCTTGCCGGACAGTTTCACAGTCTTTAAAAGATAGGATAGCGTCTTGAAAAAGAAGGATTTTCCACTACGGCCATTGCTTTCTTTATCTTCGCCGATTTTGTTGTCCATTGCCATTGGCGCCCATGCACGTGATGGAGACTTGTATTGGTGCAGCATATACCCAAAAGTGAATATTTTATTTATTAAATTTCTCTTTTGCTCATCGATTTCTTCAGCGGTCAGGCTCTCTCCGGCAATATCAAATCTATGTGCAGTCTTGTATTTCTCTGCCTCCTCCTTATCATCGAATCTTGTTTCCATTTCTTTACGCCAAAAGAGCCTTGATGAATTAATAAGGTAGCAGAAAAAAGGGCTATTTGTATTGTGAATTTGTATATCAAAGCTATAACGGCCAAGATCATCTTTTGATTTTTTAATTGTAAAAGCATCCGGTAATTTCTTGAAATTATGAGGTATAACCGAGTCTTCCCATACATAATTGTGTAAGTCGTCACTACCTGGTTCATATTCAACAATTGAGGGGGAACCAGGAATAGCCTTCCGCACCTCTACAGTTTTGTTTGGGAAAAAGAATAACTGCGAAACACCAGTATAGCTCGTGAAGTTCAGATCAATCTCTTGCAAGCTCTCTAATGATGCCGTGGTTAGTTTTGGCGTATTAAGAACAAGATTCAGTATATCTCGCTCTTCAAACCTATCTACAACCCAATTTCGTACAAATTCCTTAATATCTTTGACTGTAACTTTTTTCACGATGTTGCCATGCAGTCGTATGAACTGTGTAACCGAAGAGTTTTCGTCGTGTAGAGCATAGAAGCCATTAAGATTTAGGAAATTAAAGAGGCAAGCGGTATCTATCTCGTGCTTCCATCGGCCGTCCTTATTTTGGTAACTTACCCAAAATTTTGCCGGCATGGCAAGTTTCATCAGATTTTTAAAATCCTTTTTATCAGGCCTGATTTCCATCCAGTCACGTAAGTCCTTTCGGCATCTTCCTCTGTTATCCTTGTACTTTTTCAGCCACGCAGGAAGCCATATTGTATGTATTTCAGTAAATTTTAATGCAAGCTCTTTACCTTTGCGTCGGCCAGTATCATCTATATCAGGTATGTTGTAAAGCACTTCAACATACTTCATTATTTCTCTATATTCCTCAGCAGACAGTTGGTAAGTTTCGCTGTTAAACCACAACGGGTAGAAACCAAGAGATCGGCAGCATAATGCGTCCCTTTCTCCAGAGCAGATAAAAGCGTAACTTAATTTTTTAGTTTTATATTCCTTATCCTCATTTCCCGGCTGTCTTCTCCATTCTCTTTCTTCATTAGAGTTATAAGTCATGTATGCCTCTTTCAGTTCGAAAAGGCCATTTATATAGTAACGGGGCTTTTTGCCTGCCGGCGTATAAGAAAATCTAAAGCCCTTATCATAATTCAGTGGTTCGTAAACTTTATAAAATTTTTCTTCTTCTTTTCCTGCATCAGCCTTTTTTATTATACATTCACGAATAAAAATGGGGTAATGCTCGTTAGAATATTTTATCGTCGTGATACGATTTTTGACGTTTGTAATATATTTTACCGAATGCCAATGTAAAGAGTTTACTGTATCCTGAGTTACACGCGGTCCAAGTAAACTTAGTTCAAAGTCAGTGAAGGCATCATTAAGTTCAAATTGTCTCGTGCCATCCTGTTCATCGACTGCAGCATCTCTTTGTCTAATATCTGGTTTGTTTACATTTTTGTTGATTTCGTCAGATACGCCGTATATAGAGGCCAACTGTAATATTGCTTCGTTGAACCTCGAGCGGTCATAATGATGTTCTTTCATCCATAGCGAGATGGCGTTTTCTCCACGCCCGTCACCGCCAAAGTCTGTTACTTGCCAAATTCGTCCGTACTTTTGCGAATTATATTCGCGAAGTGAGGCAGAAGGCGTCTTCTCATCTCTGATGGCAAAGTGTTTCTTTCCCTCCAGAGCGGCGCGTGCCTGTGGATAGAGGTCTAATATAATTCTCAGACCTCCATCCGTTTTATTTAATATATCCTCAGCTTTTATCATATTTTATTTTTTTGCAAAGTTGTTTACTTTGAAATTACTTTCAAAATACACAACCCATCAAAAAACTAAATCATACAATTTAGTCCTTGTAACTATTAAATCCAATCCATATCCCCAAATAGGGTCTTTATCAAGCATGTCATTAAAATCACCTATTAGACCTTCGCAGACATATGCTATTGCACCATTTGGATTTGTTTTAATCGGTATCCATATAATTGTTATGTTTGCGGTTTGATTAATTGCGTAAGCGACACTATCCCTAATTCTTATAATCTCTGTGCCTACTGGGATTCTAGCGCTTGAAAATATAGCTCTTTCGTAATCTCCTGATGAAACGTAGAATGGTCTATTTGAATTAGACCATGTTTGATTTAATTTCAATGCAGAGAATAAATTTATTACGTCGTTATCGTGTGCTATATCTATGAAGTTTTGTTCTATCATTGTAAATTTTATTTATATAATTATTTTTTATTGCTTTCTTCTGAAGGAAACGTCAGTAATACTTGCGTTAAACCTTCAATTCCCTGTATTATTTTTTTTCATTTTTCTTGAATCTTACTTGTAAAAAGCCTTTTTTCTCATATTCTTTTAATTTGAGTAGCTCATCATCAGTAGGATGTATTTCGTTTTCCCCATTAACAGTAATACCTTCAGATATGGAGAATTCCTTTTTAATGCTAATGATTATTGAGTAATCCTTCGTTTTCCAATAGACGCATATCATAGTTCTCGTTTAATTTTTTTACAAAATAATTAGAATCCTTTTTTCCAAATGATAATGTAATTTTTTTTAAGCCTGAAACATTACTTTTCTTAACATGCATCTCATATTGATGTTCTTCATCAACCAGATTATCCATAAGGCTGCGAACATCTTGATTTGTTAATAGAAAAACAATAGTAGGCATATCATAGTATTTTATTAATTCTAACTTCCTTAATAATAGATCTTGCGTTCTTTACCTGCAATTTTGTCTTTATTCGGTGTAAAATAGTCTTTATTGTGTTTGGGCTCCTATCCATCAAATTAGCAATATCTGTATATGTAGCTCCATCTGAATACATAGATGCTACGTCTCTTTCCATACGTGAGAGCTTAACATCTCGGCGCCCTTTAGGATTACAAATAACATTTTCAAATTTACAATGACCGCCTCGAAGTGGGCATCTAACCATTTCATAATGATATATACCATTGTCGTAATCAAGAGAGAGAAGGTCATTTTCGCCGAAATTACACCGAATAAATCTCTCAGCCATAAGAAATCGATTCTGACTTATGGACACTTTATTCTTATTAGAGCTATGCAATGGATAAGATTTAATAAGGGCCATATATGTGTCAGGAAAAGTCTTCATAATCATGCGTAGGAGACCATTAATAATGTCTTCATCGAAGCGTGTAAATCGCTTGCGGACAACACCATCCTGTGTGTAATATACATTACCATCAGGATCATTGTAAAATTCAATTTTCTTCATGCCATTCTCCTTTCTGTATTGTTGCATTAATAACATTAAGCTCTATTGCTGTCAATCTATACCTGTTATCAGATGACAATTTCCTAGCCAAAGTTGTTGGCCTCATTTGATATTTATTAAACATAAAGTCCAAGAATTTGCTTTTCTCTTTTTTAGTCAAATTCTTGTACCAATCGCACGGGTTTACATTCTCGATTTGTACCATAATTGCTTTGATTTTTAGTTGATTATTGTTATTTTTGCTGCAAATTTAACCGCAAAATTACAATTTTCCAATAAAAGCAGGAAATAATTTCTGTCTTAAGTTGGATTTTAACAAATATTAGCCATGCTGTATAAGAGAGAGACGCCAGATGCAGAAGTTATTGTCGAGGTTCTGAAGCACAACGGTATGAGTGTTCGTCAACTATCCAAGCTAATGTATGGAGAAAAGACACATAGAGACGTTATCAAGGATTTACGTGCTAAACCAGACATAAGATCATCAACATTGGTCAGAATATGTAACTTGCTTGAGATATCCATGGATATATTATTTAAGCACGATATTAGTGCCGACAATAGTGGGGATGTTCCGTCTATAGTAGGAAATAATAACGTTATCAATTCTAGCGTTGTAAACAATGATATTACATCTTTACGAGCAGAAAACAAGGCATTAAAGTTACTATTAGAAGAAAAAAATCTACGCATAGAAGATTTACGCGAGCATAACAAGGAGTTAATATCTCACCTGAATTTGCTAATGGACAAGACAGAACAGATTAAGGACACTAAGAAATAAATAGAAAATGTCTGATAAAAATAAATTAAGAGAGTCAGGGGAAAAAAAGAGACAATCTGCAATCCTGCCTCCGCAACTTATTTACGGATAGTTAGCTGAAACTCAGTTAGTTATCCGTTTTTTTTGTTATATCCGGGTACAACATAGGTAACTAAACTAGACAATAAAAATTCAGCCGGACCACAGGCCCGGCTGAATATAATAATCAGAAATATATCTGAAAAAGGATTTTTGCAGTAAGCTAAAGGCGCAAATCTTAATTTGAATACAGTTAGAAATACGCCCGAAATACTTTGTCACTCTGACTCTATCTCAAGTTTAGAATCTTGTGCGTCTGCAAAGACAGATTCCATTTTGGATGTGCAAGACAATAGTCAATAGTATTTTTCAGTGTCTCGGCATTCTTTTTCTCATCGTTGACATCACACGGCTGAAGGCTGTAAACCTTTGCCTTATATTTGTCATATTGAGACATGTCCTGAGCCGGTGCCTGATAGATAACCTTCAGTTCGTCAATATGCGACAGAAGTACCGGCCTGTATTTTGGCGAACATGTAATCCAGTCGATATTACAAAGTTCCGGCAGCGGCTGCGTTCCGTTGGTTTCAATCTGAACAAACTTGCCGGCTGCATGAAGCTTGTCGACAAGCGACGACGTAAGCTGCAGCGTAGGCTCTCCTCCTGTCAGCACGACATGTGTGGCAGGATATTCAGAAATGGCCTGCATTATCTCGTCTTCTGACATATCCTTAAATGTCATGTGAGATGTGTCGCAGAACACGCAGTCAAGATTGCATCCTGAAAAACGTATAAAAATTGCCGGGGTTCCGGTGAAATGTCCCTCTCCCTGCAACGAATAAAAAATTTCATTTATTCTCATATCGTTACTCCTCGTCTTTAACGTATGTAACTTTGTTATTCTCACTTTCTTCAACGTCCACACGATAGCAGTGCTCAACCTGCCCGCATATCCATGCTGCAATGTTCTCAGCCGTGGGATTAAAAGGCAGGAGCTCATTGAAGTTGCCATGATCGAGATACCCGTGGATTTTATCTTTTATATGCTTAAAATCAACCACCATGCCGTCTGCATTAAGCTCACGCGACTTACAGTAAACCGTAACAATCCAGTTGTGACCATGCAGATTACAGCATTTGCTCTCATAAGAAAGGTTCAGACGGTGACAGCCTGCTATCTCCATTCGCTTTGAAACGTAATACATATCTTATATAAACAATTATCCATAAATCATTATACCTGCACACATAAAGATAATTTGTGTGCCACATCTACACACATATAAGGCGCATGACGTATGTACAATAAAACTGAACCGGCGACATGCGCGACAATTATTTATGCAAAGATACTCAAAATCCTGATAATCGGAATAACATTTCACATCTATCACACTATTTTTATGTTCTAAGCCTGATTTTAAGGCTTAAAAGTATGTAAAAAAACGGCTTAATGGCAAAAAAAAAACTGAAAAACATATTGAGTCTTATGCAAGAGAAGAAAGGCGAAGGCAGAAAACTTTTTACACATTTTTAAAGCAATTCACTGATTTTCAACATGATATAAAACGTCTTCAAAGTCATAAAATGTTTAAAAATCAGAAGAAAGTTTGGATAATCACATTTTTTTTCATACCTTTGCAGCGGTAAAAAGATTGAATGGTGAATCTTCTTTTGTTTTGTAAGCCGCCATTCAGCGTTAGTATCTAACTGGCATCCAGGCTCGGTTCTTCAATTATTCTCACATGAACTGCTTGCCGCGGACATCCTGTTTTTTAATTTGTCCAGATGCCATAAACCGTAAAATATGGAGGGAATATTAAGAAAAGTATTTGTATTATTATTTGTATTTATAGCAAATTCTTATGCTTTTGCTGAAAACAGCGAAACAAACAGTACTGAGTTTGACTGGAATCCGGTGATGGACGCCATAATCCAGGTTGAAAGCGAAGGAAACTCTAAAGCAGTAAGCGGCAACTCGTGCGGAGCAATGCAGATAACTCCGATTCTGGTGAAAGAATGTAACAATATCCTGAAACGAAGGAAAAGTAAAAAGAGATTTAAATTGTCCGACCGTTTCAACGTTGCCAAATCAAAGGAAATGTTCATATTGTTTCAGTCGTTCTACAATCCTAAAAACAGCATCGAACAGGCGATACGATCGTGGAACGGAGGACTGAAATACAGCGTAAGGGGAACGCAGAAGTATTTTAACAAAGTGATGAATCTGCTTAAATAAACATTAAAACATTATATAAAAGGCTCTGTATGTCAAAGGCTACGCCCGTCATACAGAGCCTTTTTGCATGCGTTAATAACAAACCTGTGGCCATTATTGCTAAAACCTTCATATAAAATAAGAATAATCAACAAAAAGACTTAAATTAAAAGGTTTTATTCACAAAATGGTATTATATTTGTATTCAAACTTATGAAACCAAATTTTATATTTAAATTATGACAATAGGAATTATTATTTTAGTAATCGTAGTACTGCTTGCAATATGGTGTGTAAGCCTGTACAACAATCTTGTGAAACTGAGAAACAACCGTGAAAACGCCTTTGCCAACATCGACGTTCAGTTGAAACAGCGTCATGACCTAGTGCCGCAGCTTGTAGCAACAGTAAAAGGTTACGCAACGCACGAGCGTGAAGTGCTGCAAAGAGTAACCGAGGCACGCACAGCTGCCATGGGCGCAACAACAATAAACGACAAGATTAATGCAGAGAATGCTCTTACAAGTGCTTTGGCAGGACTTAAAGTGTCACTCGAGGCTTATCCAGACCTGAAGGCTAACCAGAACTTCCTGCAGCTTCAGAATGAAATTGCTGATCTTGAAAACAAGCTTGCTGCTGTACGCAGATTCTTCAACTCTACAACAAGAGAGCTTAACAACGCCGTTGAGACATTCCCGTCGAATATATTTGCCAAGATGTTTGGCTTCAAGAAAGAGCCTATGTTCGAGGTTCCACAGGAAGAACGCGCAACTTACGACAAAGCTCCTGAGATAAAATTCTAACTTTAACTCTGAAATATAATTATGAGATATGTCGGAATGCACACCCAGATTGCGCGGAACAACAGACTGACAATTATACTGCTGCTGATGTTTCCTGTGATAATACTGGGCATGATTTGGGTATTCCTTGCGCTTGTAAACTATTTTGGAAACGGATACTATGACCAGTATGGCAACGTTGTTCATCAACTTGATGCCGCAACGGTTAACTATTATTTCATAAACACTATTCCATGGGTAATAGTCGGTGTCGGTATTTGGTTCGCAATAGCATATTTCGCCAATGCGTCAATGGTACGCGCGGCAACGGGTGCCCGCCCGCTTACGCGTAAGGAGAATCCCAAGATATATAATATTGTGGAAAATCTCTGCATGACTTGCAACATGGACATGCCAAAGATAAACATCGTTGACGACCCACAGCTTAATGCGTTTGCGAGCGGTATTGACAAAAAGAGTTATACTGTAACACTCACAACCGGAATTATCAACAGGCTTAATAATGAAGAACTGGCTGGAGTTATCGGCCATGAGCTGACTCATATACGCAACCACGACACACGATTGCTTATAACAAGCATCATATTTGTCGGTATTGTATCGACAATAATGAGTCTGGTTATTCAGATGATGTACAATGCATTCTGGTTTGGAGGCGCAAGAGTACACAGATCTAATGATGATGAAGATAACCGTGGAAGCAGTGTATCAATAATAGTAATACTGCTCATCGGAGTAATATGTTGTGCTATCGCTTACTTCTTCACGCTACTGACTCGCTTTGCCATATCGCGTAAACGAGAATATATGGCTGATGCCGGCGGTGCAGAATTATGCGGCAATCCTCTTGCCCTCGCCTCTGCCTTGCGCAAGATATCAGGTGACCCTGGATTAAACAACGTAAAGCGTGATGACATAGCCCAGCTGTTCATAATCCATCCGCAGCATTTCGCCCCAGGCCTTATGAATTTCTTCAATTCACTATTCAGTACCCACCCTGATACAAAAAAGAGAATAGAGATACTTGAACAATTCTAAATTTCATTGAAATAAATTCTGTAATACATCACACATATTCAGAATATCTACCAGTAAATTTCAAACCAAAAGCCGTATCATGCTGACCCAGTACTGATACGGCTTTAAATTTTATAAAAATAATAATAATAAACCATCCGATTAAAATCAATAAATATTGACATATAAAATAGTTATCACAAAATAAAATTACAAAGAATTTGGCATCAAAAGCAGTTGCAGCATTAGCATAAAAGTTGCATCGAAAAATAATATGCATCCCTAATATGCCACAAACGATTTTAAACTATGCAATAAATATTGCATATAACGGACAATAAGTACACACTAAATAAAAATATATTCTATAATCCTTTTATGCCAACACAACTAAAATAAATACAGAAATTGAGCTTTATTCGTGACGGATGTCCTTTCCCATTTATTACATTAATTTTCATCATCAGTCACATACGTCATATCAGCACACAACTCCCATTTATAACATAGCTCCCATTAGTAACATAAGTCGCACAAGTAACATAAGTCGCATGCCAGGAATAATATCATTCAAATAATTTGCCGAAGACTTCATGACAAGCTTAAAAGTTTGCCGACATAAAATAGAACTGTAAGAAACACTAAGACATGCCGTCCGTTAAGCATTAGGCCTACAGCAGCGTAATACTTGGCGGACGGC